CACAAGCCCCTGGATTTCAGGGTCATCGGCCTGTGGAATCCGGCAGAGCCCAACAAGTACCAGAATGCTGAATGGGTAGCCAAGTACCCGAACCGGACAAAGGACGGCACGGGCATTCGGGGTTATCAAGTCCCGTTCGCTACTCTCCGGAACACGGCCAAAAAGCTCATTACTCGCCGGGATCAGGACTACAAATCGGTTGCCGACTTCCATAACTACGGCCTTGGCCGGGCATACATGGACAACACGATTGGTTTGGATGATGAGACGTTCATCCGAAGCGTCAATCAGGACGTTTCGTGGGGAGTCTTCGACCCGGACTATTCTCATGTCATGGGCATGGACCAGGGCTGCTACATGGCCATTGCGCGGATGAAGGAAAATTCGCAGACCGAGATCAACCCGCAGGGGATTTGGACCCTTGTATGGTGCGGTCACATTCTTGACCTGATCGCCTTCTCACGGGTCATAAAGGAGGGCAATGACCTGAAGATCGAGAAAGGCAAGATCGCTGAACTGATCGAGAGCTGGGGCATAGATGTGGCAGTGTTTGACCGACTTCCCAACGTGGCCAGCGCCGAAGCTGAGGCGAACCTGTTTCCCGAGATTATCTGGCTGAACAACTCAAAGGGAAACTTCCCGGATCGGCTCAGGATCGAGAAGGAAGACGAGGAAGGCAATCAGATACACCGCCTTACCGAGAACAAGCACCTCATGATTGACCAATATTTTCAGGATATCCGGTCAAGACGGTTCGAATATGCCGGAAACGGCGGGCACGACTTCGATCAGTTCAAGGCCCATCACAAGAACGTCAAGAAGATCACGGACGATAAGGGCGGATTTCAGTATCAAGCCTTCGGCCCAGACCATTACGCGCAAGCCGGTAAGTATCTGTCGCAGGCCATAGAGCTTTTCACGATCTATAAGCCCTACAAGAGACGTTCCGGGGTCTTGGCGATTCTCGGGTTCCAGACGAAAGGAAGGTAGATTGCAGATAGACCATTACATCGAGTTCACCAACGGCAGGGACGTCACGAGACGGGTTCCCGTTGAGGCCATACCTCTCAAGAAGAAGCATTTCTGCAAGCCGTTCGGTGATGATCTCGGTGAGGTGCAGCCCCTTTGCCGGAACTGGCAACGAGCTGATAGATGTCATGAATGCCTGGACATGGCCAAGAAGCTCTTCAGGTCCAGTAAGAGGAGCGTCGCATAGTGAGCATATTCGACAGGTTCAGACGACGGAAGGCCGAGCCCCAGACCGGTCTGAGCAGACCCATGGCAGGCACTGTCAGGCAGACACAACCGAATGAATGGACCATCATGTCGGGCGTTGTCCCCAGGAAATACCAGGAGTACCAGAAGAAGGACCTGACAAAGCTGGCCGATTGGGATCACCGGACGATCCTCAAGGTCCTACGGAGCGTGAGCCCGGAGGCATCGCAGGCCATAACCACTTATCTGCGGGTCTTCGATTCGGGCCATTCCATAGAGGTCAAGGCCCCGAATGGCAACCGTCATCAGCAAGGTACAGAGCTGTTGACCAGGATGATAAACGAATGGGACCGGCCGGACCCTGCCCGGTTCTCCATGCCCAACAACATCAGGTCCCTTGCCTTGAAATTCGCCCTCGATATCATGTTCAAAGGTGCTATCGCCGGCGAGCTGGTAGTTGACGAGAACCTGAACGTCATCGGCCTTGAATATGTCGACCCCTGGAGCATCGAGTTCGAGTGGAAACAGGAAGAGAACCGCTACATCCCCTACCAGTACAACTACCTTAAGGGACAGAGAGCGGGAAAGATCATCCTAGATGCGCCGAACTTCTTCTACATACCGGTCGACCCGATGGGGAACGATCCGTATGGTGAAGGGCAGATAGGCAGTGCGATACAGGCCATAGTCTTCAAGTTCATGGTCATGCAGGACCTTCGGATGGCCATTCACACGAACGGATGGCGCAAGATGGACTTCTCGGTAGTTGAGGATTCCATTGCAAAGCATTGTCCGCCGAAGATCAAGAACGATCAACAGAAATATGATGAATTCGTTCTGGGCCACTTAAGGGCGATCAAGACCGCCTATGCCTCGATGGCACCCGACGAGAACTTGGTTCATACGGACAACATTGACGTCAAGGCCATTGAGGCCCAGAAGGGCGGCATGTTCGACCCCAAAGCCCTGATGGATGTCATAGACAACCAGATAGCCAATGCCCTGAAGACGTTCGCTGTGCTCCTGTCCAAGAAATTCGGCGGAGGCTCCGAGGGTTTCACATCGAGCGAAATGGTTCTTTACACCAAACTGATCGGTGGCTTTCAACGGATCGTCGAAGAGCTGTTTGAACGAGCCCATCAGCTTGCGCTCAAAATTCAGCACGGCTTGCTGGTAAATGTTGAATTCGATTTCAAGAAGCCGGAACTGAGAAGCGACCTTGAGCTGAGCCAGTGGCGCAGGGTTGAAATAGAGTGCATCAAGGCGGCTTACAATTATCAGACAATCGGTCTCAAGGAAATGCAGGAAAGGATACGGGCACTAATGGAATTCAGCGGTCCCGTGCCTGATGATATCCGGGAAGATATGTTGGAGGGGATGACTGGTGTCAACGATCCGGAAAGAGACCCAACCGGCGAAGACGAACGTAACCGGCAACGGGTTGAAACGAACAGAAACCGGCGTAGCGGCAGAGAAGATTAAGCGCGCCGTTCAGGAAAGGCAGGACGTTGACCTGATGAACAGGGCAATGTCCGGGAGGGCGTAGACGTGGCAAGAAAACCTACTGACAAAGAGCTGGCCTTGATAAACCGGCTTGCGAAGCGTGAATGTTCCGCCGATGAGTTCTATGTTTTTGACGCCAAGCCGGCCAACGATTTCATGCTTACGTGCTACTTCTACTACCTCGGGACCACGAGTATCATGAATTTCAAGGCGGATCTTGACCGTGAACGTCTGCGGCTTGGTGCATCGCATAAGCGCGATCTCAACTTCGGTCGCTGGCTACCGGGCGATATCGCCAGCGTAGACACGCCTGAAGGGGCTAAAAAGGGGAGAAGCTACCAGCTTCAGGCCCCCTTTTACATGCTCAAAGGATTGACGGTAGGCCAGTACAACACGGATGAACTGGCAAAGGGTATTGAGGCCGGTACTCTGCTAGACCTCAGCATTGAGTGGAACGGCGGCAAGCCCATATGCGATATCTGCGGCGGTGATATTCGCAAGTATGATGAATGCGAACATCTTCCCGGTCGCGAATACGACGGGGTTGTCTGCACCTTCACCGTGGAAAATGCCCACCTCGGGGCCTGTGACTTGGTGGATGACGGCGGTCTCCCGCTTGCCACACTCGCAACCGGCGACGGAGACGGCCTGAAACTGGCCGATCCCGGTAGCCTGGAGAACATCAAGAAGCTCTCAGCGGAGCATCCAATGACAGGGAGACTTGTTCTCTCCCTTTCTGATATTGGAAATAACCTTAAAGAAGGAGGAAATAACGTGAATTTTGAAGAGTTTGTGAAGCAGTTTTCCAAGGAACTGGCGGAGCACTATGTGCCCAAGGCGGATCACGACACGGCCGTCACGGACCTGCAGACGCAGCTCACCACTGCCCAGACTGAGACCACGAAGGTCAAGGAAGATCTCGCAAAGGCCCAGGGCGACCTTACCGAACTGACCGAGAAATCAAAGGGAATCAGCGCCGAGCTTGACGCATCGAAAGACCTTATAAGGATAGGCGAGACCCGCCTCAATGAATTGCGCGAAGAGTATCACAAGCTCGGCGTGATTCTCTACGAAGACAAGTGGAGCAAGGAGGCGGAAGACACGACCCTGAACGCGCTGGAGGCCCCGAAGCGTCTCGAACACCTGACGGCCAAGATCACCACGATGAAGGAAGAGGTCAAGACCAGACTCGCCAAGGCCGACAAGGGCGATCATACGTCCGACCGGGACATGACCATCCAGTACAGCCACCTCGACAATCCGGCGCTGTACCGGACAAAGAAATAGGGCAAGAAAGCCAATAACCAAGGAGGGAACACGAGATGGCAAATAGAGGCATAGGCAGCATGGATGAAGTAGGAATCGCGGCCGGATACAAGACCTATCTGTCGGCCCTTGTGAGGGGGACCGATGAGGACAAGGCCGTCATGGTGAGCGAAAACAATACCGTTGCTCTCGTCACCGCGGGGCTCAATTTTACGGGTGTGGTCAGGACCATAGGCGACGGCCCCACCATTCTTACCGGTGTTCAGGAGGACGGATACGCAGAGATCGGCTACACCGGCAGCAACCCTTCGGTTGGCTGGAATTACCTTGTCGGGGGTTCGATCGCTGGCAAGGTTGCTTTGGCGGATGAGGTCGCGGTCAAGACCGTTGAGGTGACGGTAGACCTCGGAGATACCAGCGGAGCCAGCGCGGCA